ATTCAAAACACATCCCTACATCTACATCATTATAGACACCTGTACACATGCCATTGTAGTGCCAACCAAATGAACCAACTTCCACATCTGATGCAACATTAGTCCAACCATTGTGTTTGTTAGAGCATTCGTATGTCAGTATGATATTGTGAAACTTAGCCTTGGTCTGTCCAACATAATGCTCTTCGTAATCCCACACCTCTTCATCATCAACCATGCGTAAAGCCTCAGCCTTACTGTCAGCCTCAACAGTGTAATAGTGCTCAACAGTTTGTTTGCGTGTGATGAGGTATTGTGTTTTCACAACTTTCTTTTCACTCATACTTACAGCCCCCTCATAGGTAGACTAACTCCACAGTTTTCATTCACACACATGTAGAACAACATACCATCCCAATGTTTGTAAGTCATACCCATGTCAATTTCTGTTTGGCATTCACCGCATTTCATATCTAAGTTCGTTATCATAATATCATATCCAACCACCAAGCCACTTCGACTCGGTAGTTATTGAGTTAATCTCTAGTTCTTTATATACCAAACTTCCAAAATGGCCTTAATCAGCATTTTTTGGCGTGTATGTAATGATTTCAATTAGTCGTATAGACACAAGAATGATGTGTCCATATTCATACCCCTCTATATGTATTAGTTATATATTATTATTATATCTATATGAATAATTGTATTAATTACATTAATAGTGTAAACACACCCCAAACCCCTCAAACAGGCACGTAAGGCACGATTTTGGCTATGGCTACCGCCACTATGTAAG